GCCGCGTTCTGTCCAGAGGATGAGGGAGCGGGCTTTCGGGGAAATTTGTAACCCTCTTAAAGATGGTTGCAAATTTTGTGAGTTACTTAAAGTAACCCGCAAATTTTGTGAGTAGTTTAAAGCTACCCGCAATTCTTTAAGGTCATTACCAACAACTTTGAAAAAGTGTTTCCCTTCAACGAAGCGTACTTTGTTCTCATGATGATTCTGGCGAATACGCACCGGCTCAGTGCCGTAAAGCTGCGCCAAAAGTTCGGTGGTAATAACAGGAATCTGGTTATGGGTGATCGGGGAGAGAGTTTCAACAGAAATTTGAGTTGTCATAATGACGCCCTCTGGTGGTTTCTTAATAACTCACCACCGACGACGCCAATCGTCTGGTGGTGAACTGTGCAGGGTTGGCGTAACCGGGAAACCGACCGGCGCGGATCTCTCCGCCCCCACACAGCCCACCATAATTCAGATGTGCGCGTGCATACGACAATAAAAAACACGCTCGCGGCGTGTATCTGTCGCGGTCTCTATCCAGGACGCCAATCCCGACGCCAGATTTTGCTGGCGTTTGAGGAATATAGCCCCGAATAAATCATCGCGTCAATCACCTTGTTTTCCTCGCACGATGTCTTAGCCACCGGATATCCCACAGGTGAGCCGTGTAGTTGAAGGTTTTTACGTCAGATTCTTTTGGGATTGGCTTGCGTTTATTTCTGGAGCGTTTCGTTGGAAGGTATTTGCAGTTTTCGCAGATGATGTCGGTGATACTTCGTCGCTGTCGTCTCATGCCGCCCTGTCTCTCCATCGCGCTTTCCATTCGAGAGCCAGTCGCGCTTCGTCCGACCACTTAACGCCACGCTCTGTACCGAATGCCTGTATAAGCTCTAATAGCTCCGCAAATTCGCTTACACGCATCCTGCTGGTTGACTGGCCTATTACCACAAAGCCATTCCCGGCAAGGTTAGGAACAACATCCTGCTGCTTTAATGCTGCGGTAAACACACACTTCCAGCTTTCTGCATCCAGCCAGCGACCATGCCATTCAACCTGACGAGAGACGTCACCAAGGCAAGCCCAAAGCTTTCGATTCTGGTCTAAGCTGCGGTTGCGTTCCTGAATGGTTACTACGATTGGTTTGGTTGGGTCTGGAAGAATTTGCTGTACCGCGTGAATAGCGTTTTGCTGATGTGCTGGAGATCGAATTTCAAAGGTTAGTTTTTTCATGACTTCCCTCTCCCCCAAATAAAAAGGCCTGCGATTACCAGCAGGCCTGTTATTAGCTCAGTGATGTAGATGGTCATCTTTTAACTCCATATACCGCCAATACCCGTTTCATCGCGGCACTCTGGCGACACTCCTTAAAAATCAGGTTCGTGCTCACCTTTCCTTCCCGTTCTTCCCTGGTAGCAAACCGGTAATACACCGTTCGCCAGACCTTACCTTCGATAACCAGAAGACCTGCCCGTGCCATTTTAGCTGCGGCCTGATTTATGCTGGTTACTGTTGCGCCTGTTAGCGCGGCAACGTCCGGCGCACAGAAGCTATTATGCGTCCCCAGGTAATGAATAATTGCCTCTTTGCCCGTCATACACTTGCTCCTTTCAGTCCGAACTTAGCTTTAATTTCTGCGATCTTCGCCAGCGCCTGAACACGATTTAGAGGTCTGCCGCCCATGACAGGAAGTTGTTTTACTGGTTCAGGTATCGTCTCACCACGGTTAATTCGCGCTGTCATACAGGTCAGTTCATCGGCAGCCTTGCGTCGTAATTCCGCGTCAGTCAGCGCATTGGCCCGCATGTTCTGGTACAGGTTGGTAACCAGCCAGTAGTGCGCGTTCGATTTCCACGGATAAGACTCTGCATCCGGATACAGGCCTCGCTTCCGGCAATACTCGTAAACCATATCAACCAGCTCGCTGACGTTTGGCAGTCCGGCGATAACGGATGCTTCTTCCCGGCACCATGCAACAAACTGCCCGGGTGATGGAAGAAATGGTCGATTCTGCCGACGGGCTACGCGCATTCCTGCGTTAACCTGTTCCATCGAGGTGATCCCGTTTTCCCGGAAAGCCAGAACCCACTGGCGGCGGATTTCATTCAGTTCGTTCTGGTCCCGGTTAGCCAGACTCGCCGGGAAAGTTGCCAGTAACTGGCTGAACACACCGTTGATGATCTGCGCTACCTGTTGTACCTGCGGCTTTTCGTCGTACTGTTCCGGCATGTTGTTGGTGATCCGACGCATCTGCTCACGGTCAAAGTTAACCATCTGTGCGGCGATGTTTTTCATAAATCCACCCCGTAAATCCAGTCAGTGTTTGTCAGGTCGAGTTTTGGTTTTCCAGCTGTCACGCCAGCCTGTTGCTTGTTACGGTTGATTTCGAGCTGGGTCCACTTGTCGCGGAGTTTGGCCGGACTTAGCACGTTACCGGACCAGAAGTTGTCCTGGCATGCCCAGCGGAACAGCACGCACATGTCGCGGTGGTTACGTCCGTCACGTTCACGCATCAGGCGGATATCGTTAGCCCACCCTGCAAAATTCGGTTTTCTGGCTGATGGTGCGATGGTCTTCACCATGTCAAACATCCACTCTGCGGCGGTCAGGTCTTCTGCTGTTCCCCACTTGCTGCCGCTCTGAATTGCAGCATCCGGTTTAACCACAGAAAGATCGTTTTCTGGCTGGTCAGAGGATTCGCCAGAATTCTCGGACGAATAATCTTTTCTTTTTTCTTTTGTAATAGTGTCTTTTGTGTCCCCCTGTTTTGAGGGATAGCAATCCCCTAATTTGAGGGATGTTTTATCCCTCGTTTTAGGGGATTTTCCCTCGTTTTGAGGGATGTCCCTCATTTTAGGGGAACTTCCCTCGTTTTGAGGGATGCACCATTCTGAGATGTTTTTATTTGGTCCAAACATGCCGCCTTGCTGCTTGATAATATTCATTCTGACGAGTTCTAACTTGGCTTCATTGCACCGTTTGACAGGTAACTTTGTAATCTCGCTAAGTTGAGAATCGGTGATTCTGTCCATTGGTTTATTCCACCCATAGGTTTTACGCAGAATGGCAAGCAGCACTTTAAACTGTCGCTTGGTCAGATCTGCGCCTGAATAAGCCTCAATCAGCATATTTGATAGTCTGGCGTAACCATCATCGAGATCTGCCACATTACGCTCCTGTTCGGCAAAGTTACCTCTGCCGAAGTTGAGTATTTTTGCTGTATTTGTCATAATGACTCCTGTGGATTGATCCAGTAATTCCCTCAGAATTGCATATCAATTTGCTTAGAGTCCCCGGCGGCCACCGGGGATTTTTTCTTTGTGATTCCATCAAGCGCATACTTAAAAGCCCTACTAATCGGACTGATGTCTGATGCCATTCCGAAAGCACACAAGACCGAAGCAATAAATCTCCAGTCCGTTCTGCTTATCTTCGATTCATGACAGCCAATCATCTTTGCCAGACCGCGCTGGGTAAGCGTTGACAGGTTGATGAGTAAATCAGTTTCAGCGCGATCAATTTCTCGCTGTGATAGTTTGCTGTAACTTGTTTGTTCCATTTCTTAAGATTTCCAATAGTGAATAGTTAGTTGAAAGGTATGCGTGGAAACACATGTGGCCTTAGTTGGTCAGATATATTGGGACTCGCTTTGTCAGCGACGTAGGACGAATGTCCATTGTGAAAATAGCGGTGTTACTTATGCAGCCGATGCTCTACGCGATACGAACACTAGGTTTTCCTTTTTCACAGGTTTATAACCAGTGAAATTACGAGTAGCTTCTTCGATTGCATTCGCTTTATCAGGGGAAGCTCTTCGAAATCCATATGCAATCTGGTCAAGATAGCCAACTGAAGTTTTCGCTAATGCGGCGAGTCGCTTCCATTCCTCACTAGAAGCCTCTTTTCGCCAGCGTAGTAGTTCATTACTCATTAGTGCCTCCGTTTATCACACAGAACAACTTTACCATTTTGATAAATCATCCGCAATGTAAATTTATCATATTGCGTATTTATCCATTTGCTAAATAGAGGGAAAATTGTGAGATGGAAAACAAAGATATTCGCAAATCGAATCTGGCGTTTTTGCTAGATGAGCATAAAAAAATCGCGGGTAACACTAATGCAAGCTTTGCCGATAAGCTTGGGGTTAGCCCTTCTCAACTCACGCAAGTCTCCGGTGAAAAAAGCACTCGAAACATAGGGGATAAACTAGCAAGAAAATTTGAAGCCGCGCTTGGGTTACCTAATGGGTGGCTTGATTTGGTACATGATGTAACACCAATTGCATCATGCTCAGATTCTTTAACTTTTGTCGGTCAGGTAAGAAAAGGGTTAGTGCGCGTGGTTGGTGAGGCAATTCTTGGTGTTGATGGTGCCATCGAGATGACCGAAGAGCGCGATGGGTGGCTCAAAATTTATAGCGATGATCCAGATGCCTTTGGTCTTCGTGTGAAAGGAGACAGCATGTGGCCCAGAATAAAATCAGGAGAATATGTACTCATTGAGCCTAACACCAAAGTATTCCCGGGTGATGAGGTGTTTGTCAGAACTGTTGAAGGACACAACATGATCAAAGTTCTTGGCTATGACAGAGACGGAGAATACCAATTTACAAGCATCAACCAGGACCACAGGCCAATAACGTTGCCTTATCATCAAGTAGCAAAGGTGGAGTATGTGGCTGGTATTCTGAAGCAATCTCGCCATCTGGATGACATCGAGGCAAGGGAGTGGCTGAAAAGTTCGTGACTTCATCGTCACATAGCTGGTAACCAGTGGCCTGAAGAGACGTTTGGGTGATGTACATAGCATTTCTGGATAAAAATACAGATTCCCTTTATGGGAAATGAATCTATAATTCCCAAAGAGGGAACAAAATCGGATTATGAAGGTCTTAAACGTAGAGAAGCTTCACAGTTTTAGCCGGAAGCACAATCAGGCCAAGGGGGCTTTAGACTCTTGGTATGATGAAGTGATAAGAGAAAACTGGAAAACGACTCAAGACATACGGAATAGATTTAATTCTGCCGACTTCCTTCCTAACAACAGGGTAATTTTTAATATAAAAGGCAATAACTATCGGCTCGTTGTCCAAGTTGTTTACCAGGCAGGAATGGTCATAGTTGAAAGAGTTGGAACTCATGCAGAGTACGACAAGTGGAGGCTTAAATGAATCGAACTAGCTGGCGCATCATTAAAAATAGTGAAGAGCATGCTGCAGCTATGGAAAGGCTCATTGAACTTGCGTCTAGTGATTTACAACCTGGAACTGAAGATTTTGATGAGTTTGAACTACTAGGCTTGCTTATCGAGCACTATGAGTCACGCGAGTTCCCTATGGACAAGCCAGATCCCATAGAAGCAATCAAGTTCCGTATGGATCAACAAGGCCTCTCTTATGCCGATATGAAACAATACATTGGCTCAGCATCTAAAGTATCTGAGGTCTTAAATCGTAAGCGTCCATTAAGTCTTTCAATGATCCGTAGACTACATGACGGACTTGGAATTCCTGCAGATATCTTAATTCAAGATATGAGCGCAATTGAATGGATCCTAGTTGACGCAGAGGAAGAAGAAACAGCCATGACTAGCGTCATTGCTCGGTGTGAGTCAGCCGTCACATCACCTTCTGCTTATTTCGCTGAAAAGGCTACAGAATCTTACTTTTCAAAAATGTTGTTCAGCGCAGTAAGGGGTAATGGCAAATGCAAAGAAAAACGGAATGTTTTTTCTTTGATAAGTAACTTGTCATCAAGTTTCACAGCGGCTAGCAACCTGAATGACGAAATGACTTCTGACGGAAATTACTTATTATTACCATGAAAATTGAACTCATTAGCAAAAAAGTTGAACGCTTGGTTATGACACGGCTAGAAGGCGATTCAACAGCAAAAAAAGCCATAAAAACAACCGTTAATCTAAATAATGAACTTTACACTAATGTGAAGGATTCAAAGCTATTTAGAGTGAGATATTTTGCCTCCGTAACTATTGAAGGCAGGCTTGAGATGGACATCACATACGACTTTGACTTCCGGTCAGAAGATGATTTTTCTCATGAAATGGCAAAATCATATGAGGTAAGGTCCATTGCTCCCAATATGGCATATCCCTATATAAAAACATATGCCGAGCAAATTATCCTCATGTCAAACCTTGGTAGGTTCACTCTGCCTTATTTTGATTTCTTGGCCAATCCCATGGAAACGAACAGTAATAAGTGAAATTCCCCACCCGGCCTCAGCGCCGGGTTTTCTTTGCCTCACGATCCCCACACCTAAAAACACATAACCAATTGTATTTGTTGAAAAATAAATAGATACAACTTGCTAAACAACGCAATCCAGATCTCCCTCAAATCTCTTTATTTATCCTGTCGAATTCCTACAACAAAATAAAACACCATAAGAATCAATACGATATTTGAAAACCAAGAGAATTTATCATTTTGCTATTGCCATTAATTTATCATTCCGATAAAGTTCACCCATCAGCAGGACGCACTACTCACCAGGGCGGTGAATATACAACGATTCGAATATGAATCTACGGCGCTGACAAAGCGCAATAACCAAAGTGAACTTTGGGGTGAATGCAGAAGCTAACCTTCTCGGCGGAGGCGCTTTGCAATGATTACGCGACCGGAGTTAGTCGCCCGGCTGTATTCACCGCTAAAGTTCATCAGGAGGTTCCATATGACACGCAGAACTCAGTTCAAAGGCAATTCTCGTTCTCGTCGTCGTGAGCGTTTAAAGGCAAAGGCATTAGCTAACGGCGTACTGGCCCGCGAAGAAGCAATAAGTTCAGAAGTATTACACCGCCCAACTCTAAGTAGAGCGCAGATTCAGGCTAAAGGTACTCACGAAACGCCTGATCGCATAGAAGACGCTAAGCCAATTAAGTTCATGGCACAGGACGTGATCTGGCAACAGAAAGAATACAGACGCAATCTGGAGCGAGCGGCCATTGTGTACGCGAATGAGTTTGGACATAAGCAACCAGAAACTGGTGTATGTCTTCCAAACGTAGCCATTTACGCGGCAGGCTACCGGAAATCAAAACAACTGACGGCGAGGTGACTTGTGTTGGTCGCCAGAAAATGAAATTAGGCAGCAAACCACTTATTTGAGGTGAGATATGACAAAATCATGGAGCGTACCTTTTCCTGAATCAGAAACTGAACATGATGGAATGCCTGTTTTCTGGAGATTCCAGGCGACAGTTGAAGAAGATGGGATAAAAATATTCGCACTTCAATATATAGCTTTTCATCAGACAGAGCATTATGCATGGTTGGTTCCTGCGCATTGGATTGTTAATTTTAAACCAGCACCAAATCAGTGGTTACAGGAATGGAAACAAAGGAGAAATAGATATGCAATTAAGAAAGTAGCAAAAAATGCAGAAAGATCTTTTGCATTCCCAACGAAGAAACTTGCCATTGAAAGTTTATTGCGCCGGAAGAAATACCATTTAATGAGAATCAAACAAGATTTGGCTGTTGTATCAACTCTTGTTGATGGTATGAAGAATATTGATACATCAACACCAGATATTGAATATAACTTTGGACACAACCAAGAAACAGAAAATTGGGTATTTTATTAGTACGAATAAGCACTGTGTATTCATTCCAACGAGTGAATACACGGAGCAATGTCGCTCGTAACTAAACAGGAGCCGACTTGTTCTGATTATTGGAAATCTTCTTTGCCCTCCAATGTGAGGGCGATTTTTTATCTGTGAGGATATGAACAGATGTCAAACATCAAAAAATACATCATTGATTACGACTGGAAAGCATCAATAGAAATTGAAATCGACCATGACGTAATGACAGAGGAAAAACTTCACCAGATTAATAATTTCTGGTCAGACTCTGAATACCGACTCAATAAACACGGCTCTGTATTAAATGCTGTATTAATCATGCTGGCGCAACATGCTCTGCTTATAGCAATTTCAAGCGACTTAAATGCATATGGTGTTGTGTGTGAGTTCGACTGGAATGATGGAAATGGTCAGGAAGGATGGCCTTCAATGGATGGTAGCGAAGGAATAAGAATTACCGATATCGATACATCAGGAATATTTGATTCAGATGATATGACTATCAAGGCCGCCTGAGTGCGGCTTTACCGCATACCAATAACGCTTCACTCGAGGCGTTTTTCGTTATGTATAAATAAGGAGCACACCATGCAATATGCCATTGCAGGGTGGCCTGTTGCTGGCTGCCCTTCCGAATCTTTACTTGAACGAATCACCCGTAAATTACGTGACGGATGGAAACGCCTTATCGACATACTTAATCAGCCAGGAGTCCCAAAAAATGGATCAAACACTTATGGCTATCCAGACTAAATTCACTATCGCCACTTTTATTGGCGATGAAAAGATGTTTCGTGAAGCCGTCGACGCTTATAAAAAATGGATATTAATGCTGAAACTGAGATCAAGCAAAAGCATTCACTAACCCCATTTCCTGTTTTCCTAATCAGCCTGGCATTTCGCGGGCGATATTTTCACAGCCATTTTCAGGAGTTCAGCCATGAACGCTTATTACATTCAGGATCGTCTTGAGGCTCAGAGCTGGGCGCGTCACTACCAGCAGATCGCCCGTGAAGAGAAAGAGGCAGAACTGGCAGACGACATGGAAAAAGGCCTGCCCCAGCACCTGTTTGAATCGCTCTGCATCGATCATTTGCAACGTCACGGTGCCAGCAAAAAAGCCATTACCCGTGCGTTTGATGACGATGTTGAGTTTCAGGAGCGCATGGCAGAACACATCCGGTACATGGTTGAAACCATTGCTCACCACCAGGTTGATATTGATTCAGAGGTATAAAACGGATGAGTACAGCACTCGCAACGCTGGCTGGGAAGCTGGCTGAACGTGTCGGCATGGATTCTGTCGACCCACAGGAACTGATCACCACTCTTCGCCAGACAGCATTTAAAGGCGATGCCAGCGATGCGCAGTTCATCGCATTGTTGATCGTCGCCAACCAGTACGGCCTTAATCCGTGGACGAAAGAAATTTACGCCTTCCCTGACAAGCAGAACGGCATCGTTCCGGTGGTGGGCGTTGATGGCTGGTCCCGTATCATCAATGAAAACCAGCAGTTTGATGGCATGGACTTTGAGCAGGACAATGAATCCTGCACATGCCGGATTTACCGCAAGGACCGTAATCATCCGATCTGCGTTACCGAGTGGATGGATGAATGCCGCCGCGAACCATTCAAAACCCGCGAAGGCAGAGAAATCACGGGGCCGTGGCAGTCGCATCCCAAACGGATGTTACGTCATAAAGCCATGATTCAGTGTGCCCGTCTGGCCTTCGGATTTGCTGGTATCTATGACAAGGATGAAGCCGAGCGCATTGTCGAAAATACCGCATACACTGCAGAACGTCAGCCGGAACGCGACATCACTCCGGTTAACGATGAAACCATGCAGGAGATTAACACTATGCTGATTGCCCTGGACAAAACATGGGATGACGACTTATTGCCGCTCTGTTCCCAGATATTTCGCCGCGACATTCGCGCATCGTCAGAACTGACACAGGCCGAAGCAATGAAAGCTCTTGGATTCCTGAAACAGAAAGCCTCTGAACAGAAGGTGGCTGCATGACACCGGACATTATCCTGCAGCGTACCGGGATCGACGTGAGAGCTGTCGAACAGGGGGATGATGCATGGCACAAATTACGGCTCGGCGTCATCACCGCTTCAGAAGTTCACAACGTGATAGCAAAGCCCCGCTCAGGAAAGAAGTGGCCTGACATGAAAATGTCCTACTTCCACACCCTGCTGGCTGAGGTTTGCACCGGTGTGGCTCCGGAAGTTAACGCTAAGGCGCTGGCCTGGGGAAAACAGTACGAGAACGACGCCAGAACCCTCTTTGAGTTCACTTCCGGCGTTAATGTTACTGAATCCCCGATCATCTATCGCGACGAAAGTATGCGCACCGCCTGCTCTCCCGATGGTTTATGCAGTGACGGCAACGGCCTTGAACTGAAATGCCCGTTTACCTCCCGGGATTTCATGAAGTTCCGGCTCGGTGGTTTCGAGGCCATAAAATCGGCTTACATGGCCCAGGTGCAGTACAGCATGTGGGTGACACGAAAAGATGCCTGGTACTTTGCCAACTATGACCCACGAATGAAGCGTGAAGGCCTGCATTATGTCGTGGTTGAGCGGGATGAAAATTACATGGCGAGTTTTGACGAGATGGTGCCGGAGTTCATCGAAAAAATGGACGAGGCACTGGCTGAAATTGGTTTTGTATTTGGGGAGCAATGGCGATGAAGCATCCTCACGATAATATCCGGGTAGGCGCGATCACTTTCGTCTACTCCGTTACAAAGCGAGGCTGGGTATTTCCCGGCCTTTCTGTTATCCAAAATCCACTGAAAGCCCAGCGGCTGGCTGAGGAGATAAATAATAAACGGGGGCTGTATGACTGATTTCACCGGAAGCAATACTCCTGCCGAACATCGCGACAGCTGGCGCACACCACCAGAGATTTTTGCTGCGCTTAATGCAGAGTTCGTTTTTCAACTTGATGCTGCCGCCAGCGAAAAAAACCGACTATGTCGGCTTTTTATCTCACAGGAGCAGAACACATTAACCACTTCATGGCCTGAAGCAATGGGATATGCCTCTGGTTATGTCTGGTTGAATCCACCATACAGCAATATTTCCCCTTTTGTGAAAAAGGCAGCCACTGAAAACAAATTCAGTAGTGTGGGATGTGTAATGTTATTGCCTGCTGACATATCTGTCGGATGGTTTCATGAAGCGATACAAACCGCCAGTGAGGTCAGATTCATCACGGCAGGACGACTGGCATTTATTAACCCACTCACTGAGAAACCCGTCAGTGGAAATAATAAAGGCTCGATGCTCATTATCTGGCACCCATACCCCCGTACACACTGCCACTTTACGACCGTTGATCGTGGAGAGTTGATGGCGTTCGGCTCAAGGATTCTTGCCCGTCGGGAGGCTGCATGACAACCACTGAATGCATTTTTCTGGCAGCGGGCTTCATATTCTGTGTGCTTATGCTTGCCGACATGGGACTTGTTCAATGACACCTCAGCAAGAAAACGCCCTTCGCAGCATTGCCCGTCTGGCTAACTCTGAAATCAAAAAAGCCAGACAGCAGTTTCCGGATAAAAACGTCGATGACATTTGCCGTAGCGTACTGAAGAAGCACCGCGAAACGGTAACGCTGATGGGATTCACACCGACTCATTTAAGTCTGGCGATCGGCATGTTAAACGGCGTCTTTAAGGAGCGATGAACATGAAAAGCAAAATCATCAGGGAGCTACAGGCTCCTTTTTTATTATTCGCATTCACCCTCAAGCGTATTAACCAACAATTCAGTGATTAATGAAAGATGGCGGACATCATTGATTCAGCATCAGAAATTGAAGAATTACAGCGCAATACAGCAATAAAAATGCGTCGTCTGAACTACCAGACTATATCCGCCACTCATTGTTGTGAGTGTGGCGATCCCATAGATGAACGAAGACGCCTGGTCGTTCAGGGTTGTCGGACTTGTGCAAGTTGCCAGGAGGATCTGGAGCTTATCAGTAAACAGAGAGGTTCGAAGTGAGCGAAATTAACTCTCAGGCACTGCGTGAAGCGGCAGAGCAGGCAATGCATGACGACTGGGGATTTGACGCAGACCTTTTCCATGAATTGGTAACACCATCGATTGTGCTGGAACTGCTGGATGAACGGGAAAGAAACCAGCAATACATCAAACGCCGCGACCAGGAGAACGATGATATTGCACTAACGGTTGGGAGGCTGCGTGTCGAGCTGGAAGCCGCAGAGAAGCGCAACGCAAAATTACAAAGCGAGAATGCATACATCCGCAACCGGTTCAAAGAACTGGACCTGTTAATCGGGAAAAACATTCTGGTCATGCAGGCTGCGATTATCGAATGGCAGGCAACTGGCGACGCTAAAAGCGGACTGGCATGGATTTATAACACACTGTTTGGCCCTGGCGAATTGCCGGACGAATCTGAGAAAGATGCTCAGGCCTACTTTAATCGCAAATATGCACCGATTGACGAAAAGCTTATGGCGCTTCATAAGTGGTTTTGGGAACAAAGTGAAGCCGAGCGCGCCGCTGGCATTCGCATCAAAGGAGAATGAGATGACCACTATGAACAGAGAAGAACAAAAGCAAGTTCTCATAGATACAGCTAATCACATAATCAATCGTGATAATACTTCACCATATAGCGAAAATCTTAGGGAACTGGCACGAATTGCACTGGCCTCGCTTGAGGCAGAGCCAGTTGGTGCATTCCACATTGCTGAACAGCAAGTTGACGGCACAAGTGACTATCTCAAGGATGGAGAATGGCCTATTGATAATGGGATTCTTGAAGTCTACGCCGCCCCGCCAGCGACGGTATCTGTGCCTGATGAAATCTACGCAGAGCTTTATCAATTGCGCGAAGAAGTTAAAGGTCCAGATGGATTCAATACCTGGCGCGATGCTGCGACAGCCGAAAAGGTATTGCGCTTAAGCATAGAGCGTGATGCTTTGCGCTATCGTTTCCTGCGAGACAAGGATGCTTTCGGTGATGAAAACGAACCTGGGCTGGCTAGTTGGGGTGACCTGGCAGAGATGGAATATAACGAGTTTGATGCTAATGTGGATGCGAGAATGAACAACTCAGACATACCGCGATACAGCATCACGCAAGCGCAGATGATAGAGAATGATGTAGCTGCATCAGAAAAGAAAGCCCCAAATGAAAGGTATAAACAAATTTCAGATATCGACTATCTTGGTGCCATGAGCGCTTTTCATTCAGATAAGTGGCATAAGATGGGGTCTATTACTGGATATATGCATGGCTGGAATGCCTGCCGCGCAGCCATGCTTCATGGTAAATCCGAACAACCACAAAACGCACAACAAAATATTCCGGAAAATATTCCCGGAGGCAACTCTCCGGTAACTCCGGATGGTTGGATAAGCTGTAGTGAGCTAATGCCAGATGATGGTCAGCACGTAATTATTTTATGTGATGGCGCATTCGTTCTTTATGCGCAATATCGAGACGGAGAGTTTTTCGATATTGTCCGCAATGGTGATGAATTTTTCGAAACACAGAGTCGCAATGTAACCGACTGGATGCAACTACCAGAACCTCCCCTTTGATAGCTAAGCTTATACATATCTTTTACATCAGCAATCTATTGTTAATCTCCAATCAATGTTACGTTGTCATCTCTCTCATGCTTTGGAGGTAGTGATATGTCTTGTCCAAAATGCGGTTCTGGAAATATTGCAAAAGAAAAAACAATGCGTGGATGGTCTGATGATTATGTGTGCTGCGATTGCGGATACAACGACTCTAAAGACGCATTTGGAGAGCGTGGTAAAAACGATTTTGTCAAAATTAATAAAGAACGCGAAGGCAACGAAAAAAACTAATTTATTTATTCATATATGAAAACAATGTAACCAATATTCGAATTGAAGAACTGAAAGAACACCAAGCCGCCTGATGGCGGTTTTTTCTTGCGTGTAATTGCGGAGACTTTGCGATGTACTTGACACTTCAGGAGTGGAACGCACGCCAACGACGCCCAAGAAGCCTTGAAACAGTTCGTCGATGGGTACGCGAGTGCAGGATATTCCCTCCTCCGGTTAAGGATGGAAGAGAGTATCTGTTCCACGAATCAGCGGTAAAGGTTGACTTAAATCGACCAGTAACAGGTAGCCTTTTGAAGAGGATCAGAAATGGGAAGAAGGCGAAGTCATGAGCGCCGGGATTTACCCCCTAACCTTTATATAAGAAACAATGGATATTACTGCTACAGGGACCCAAGGACGGGTAAAGAGTTTGGATTAGGCCGAGACAGGCGAATCGCAATCACTGAAGCTATACAGGCCAACATTGAGTTATTTTCAGGACACAAACACAAGCCTCTGACAGCGAGAATCAACAGTGATAATTCCGTTACGTTACATTCATGGCTTGATCGCTACGAAAAAATCCTGGCCAGCAGAGGAATCAAGCAGAAGACACTCATAAATTACATGAGCAAAATTAAAGCAATAAGGAGGGGTCTGCCTGATGCTCCACTTGAAGACATCACCACAAAAGAAATTGCGGCAATGCTCAATGGATACATAGACGAGGGCAAGACGGCGTCAGCCAAGTTAATCAGATCAACACTGAGCGATGCATTCCGAGAGGCAATAGCTGAAGGCCATATAACAACAAACCCTGTCGCTGCCACTCGCGCAGCAAAATCAGAGGTAAGGAGATCAAGACTTACGGCTGACGAATACCTGAAAATTTATCAAGCAGCAGAATCATCACCATGTTGGCTCAGACTTGCAATGGAACTGGCTGTTGTTACCGGGCAACGAGTTGGTGATTTATGCGAAATGAAGTGGTCTGATATCGTAGATGGATATCTTTATGTCGAGCAAAGCAAAACAGGCGTAAAAATTGCCATCCCAACAGCATTGCATGTTGATGCTCTCGGAATATCAATGAAGGAAACACTTGATAAATGCAAAGAGATTCTTGGCGGAGAAACCATAATTGCATCTACTCGTCGCGAACCGCTTTCATCCGGCACAGTATCAAGGTATTTTATGCGCGCACGAAAAGCATCAGGTCTTTCCTTCGAAGGGGATCCGCCTACCTTTCACGAGTTGCGCAGTTTGTCTGCAAGACTCTATGAGAAGCAGATAAGCGATAAGTTTGCTCAACATCTTCTCGGGCATAAGTCGGACACCATGGCATCACAGTATCGTGATGACAGAGGCAGGGAGTGGGACAAAATTGAAATCAAATAATGATTTTATTTTGACTGATAGTGACCTGTTCGTTGCAACAAATTGATAAGCAATGCTTTTTTATAATGCCAACTTAGTATAAAAAAGCAGGCTTCAACGGATTCATTTTTCTATTTCATAGCCCGGAGCAACCTGTGAACACATTTTCAGTTTCCCGTCTGGCGCTGGCATTGGCTTTTGGCGTGACGCTGACCGCCTGTAGCTCAACACCGCCCGATCAACGTCCTTCTGATCAAACCGCGCCTGGTACCTCTTCTCGCCCGATTCTGTCGGCAAAAGAAGCGCAGAATTTCGATGCTCAACACTATTTTGCGTCCCTGACGCCAGGTGCTGCAGCGTGGAATCCTTCCCCGATTACCCTGCCTGCGCAACCTGACTTTGTTGTCGGCCCGGCGGGTACTCCAGGTGTAACGCATACCACGATTCAGGCGGCGGTAGATGCGGCAATTATCAAGCGCACCAATAAGCGCCAGTATATTGCCGTGATGCCTGGTGAATATCAGGGAACGGTGTATGTCCCTGCCGCTCCGGGTGGAATTACTCTGTACGGTACAGGTGAAAAACCGATTGATGTGAAGATTGGGCTTTCCCTTGATGGGGGCATGAGTCCTGCCGACTGGCGTCACGACGTCAACCCGCGCGGCAAATATATGCCAGGTAAACCAGCGTGGTATATGTACGATAGCTGCCAGAGCAAACGCAGCGACAGTATCGGCGTTCTCTGCTCTGCGGTCTTCTGGTCACAAAACAATGGCCTGCAACTGCAAAACCTGACCATCGAAAACACGCTGGGTGATAGCGTAGATGCGGGTAACCATCCGGCGGTGGCACTGCGTACTGATGGCGACAAAGTGCAGATCAATAACGTCAACATTCTCGGTCGTCAGAATACATTCTTTGTCACCAACAGTGGTGTGCAAAACCGTCTGGAAACCAACCGTCAGCCGCGTACTCTGGTGACCAACAGTTACATTGAAGGGGATGTGGATATCGTTTCTGGTCGCGGCGCAGTGGTGTTCGATAATACCGAATTCCGCGTGGTGAACTCACGTACTCAGCAAGAAGCGTATGTGTTTGCACCGGCTACGCTGTCTAACATCTATTACGGTTTCCTCGCCGTAAACAGCCGCTTCAATGCTTCCGGTGATGGCGTGGCGCAACTGGGCCGCTCGCTGGATGTTGATGCCAATACCAACGGTCAGGTGGTGATCCGTGATAGCGCCATCAACGAAGGTTTTAACACGGCGAAACCGTGGGCCGATGCGGTGATTTCCAATCGTCCATTTGCGGGTAATACCGGCAACGTTGATGATAACGACGAAGTACAGCGTAATCTGAATGACACTAACTACAACCGCATGTGGGAATACAATAACCGCGGCGTGGGTAGCAAAGTGGTTGCAGAGGCGAAGAAGTAAAAGCGATTAACTTTTTGCCGGATGCGGCGTAAACGCCTTATCCG